GTCGGGGCTGGCTGACGGGGCCATGCCGGGCTTGAGGTACCAAGTCGCGCCTTGCCAAGTGCGGGTGACCTGCGGCTTGCGGCCTTCGTCGGTCTTGGAGTAACGCTGGAGGAACAGCTGCTCAACTTCCTTGGGGCTGCGGTATGCGCCGAGGTTGACGAACTGGATTTCCTCGGCCTTGGCGGCTTCAACGAGGTTCTCGAAGTAGATGTTGCATTCGGTCCAGAGAAGGCCACCGATGGGCGTCTTGGTCAGCAGATGCTCGGGGAGACCCTTCTGGCGGTACTTCTCAAACCCGTCGGGGATGACGAGCGGTGCGGCTGGGATGCCTTTGTTCTTGCCGACGGCGAGCTTGAGGCGGCGGGCGAAAGGTTGCTTACCCGTTGGCATCGGAGCCTCGACCGAATGCCTGATCCTTTGGGTTGAGGTAGCGCATGATGACCGGCAGCGCTGCGGCCCAGAGGGCGTTGAGCGCGGCCTTCCAGTCCTGGCCTGAGGCGATGTACGAGGCGATGCCTGCACCGACCACCGAACGTGCGTATGAGGCGATAATCGCCTTATTCGCTGCTGTCAGCTTCATCTTTCTTTCTCCTTCGTGTGCTTGCTCCAGACCCAATCATCACGCCGGACAGAGCACCTGTCAGGAAGCTGATCGTTGGGGTCAGAATTTTGAAAAATTCGGCGTCGTTGGGAGCTTGTTCCATGGGCTGTGAAACCCAGATAAGGGAATAAAGAATTGTCAGTACGGATGCCACAAGGCAGACGCCAAGGATGAGGCCGATGAAGAATCGGAGCCGGGCGTCAAGCTCGTCTGCTGTGAGACGTTCTCCGCTGCCTTGTCTCAACCGCATTTGCTGCCGCCCGTACCACCGACGCGCTCGGTTGAGAAGCCATAGTAGATAGTCGAAGACGGCACCCATCCCAAAGCCTTGTTTTTAGTGCGGATAAGGGTCGTTGCTGTGGTGTTGCGCACATAGCCACATGGGTCGCGAAAACGGTCGGAACAGGCCACCAGAACGGAGCCGAGGATGATGGCTACGACAATCAAGCGGAGAACCATGCCGTAATCGTGGCATAACGCGGACCCGTTTTCTAGTAGTCAGGCAGCTTCGTAGGTGACGGTAACGCCGATGTCCCAGGCAGTCAAAGTTCCACCCGAACCGTTGGGGTAAGTGAAGTCGATGCGGTCACTTGATGTTGTTTGGGACGCCACCATGATGACACTTGCCGCCCCGGCCCAGCCGCTGCCGATGCCGTACCTGTCAAATGTCAAGTTGGCCGCTGGTTTGATGTTGACTGGCATCCCCGTGCAGCGCTGGGGTGACGTGGAAACGCCGAAAGTTGCGGTGCAGTTGATTCGGGCGTGGACAATACTACCGATGCGCGCATACGCCGAGTTGTTGTTGGTGATCGTCGCCGTATTTGACCCGTCGGTGATTGTCGGGGTGAATGTCGTCCAGGCTGGAGCTGCGGCCGAAATGGTGACGACGCCGGTAGCGCGGTCGATGCTGACGTTGGAACCCGCGACGATTCCCGAGACGATGTTGGTGTTGAGGTAATCCTCAAGAATGTTATCTCGTAGCGTCAAATCGTCTACAAGCTGGTCAAGTTTCTTCTTGTCGGTCAGCTCGGCCAGCGAGCCAGAAATGTCGTCCCATCGGATTGGGAACTCAAAGGCGATCATGCTGTTCGCCTCTTGCTTCGTCGCTGTCTGCCCCGAACCTTGACCCACGCCGACGCTAGTCAGAGTGGTAACGGGTTCCGCAGGGCCTGCGCCGGATGCGCCGTAGACGGTTTGCTGGGCGAGGCCGTCAAACCTTTCGGTCACATCTGCTCCTTGAGCACAGCCATAACGCGACGCACCTTCATGCCCGCGAAGTTCACCTGCACCTCAAACCCGTAGCCGTAGCCAGGGTTGTCGGGACGGAATCGGAATACGCGACCCATAAACCGAGTGCCAGTACCAGGGATGCTTGCGGGGTCGTAGTTGCCTGCGCTCAACGTCGTCGAGGAAACGTTGCCGACAGAAAACGCGAGGTCGGCGGGCGGGAACTTCATGTTGACAGCGCAGGAGATAGACGCGTCGCCCTGATAGGTGTAGACGCTGTATAGCTCGGTCAGCTCGACTTCGACGTAGACGTCGGTGACGGTGATCGGCGTCTGGCTCATGTAGTCGGCCAGCAGGACGGTGCCCGTAGATGGGTTGCCGGACGCGTCGGTGCCAGGCTCAAAGACGTTGATCGCCACGGTATGAAGCGCAACCGTGGCGGTCGTGATGTTTGACTCAAGGATCTGACAGTTTGGCGACGTCCAGTAGTAGCTACGCGATGTCGCAGCGGCGGCGGGGTAGTAGGCGACGCTGTTGCCGGTGACGGCTGCGGTGCCTGTTGGGATTACTATTCTGCTCCAGCGGCCTTGCTGGTTGAGCATGTAGACCATGCCGGTGACGTCGGTTTCGTCGTCAATGGTGTGGGCGACTTGGAGCACCCCGAGCGGGCCTTTGGCGATGTTGAGGGTCTGGACGTTGCCAGAGAACCGTTGGAATGCCATCGGTTGAACTCGAGCGCCGTTCACCGTGTAGAGGTTGACCGGGAACCCGATCGTGCCGGTGTCGGTGTTAAAGACGACTTGGTTATTCCATTCGGCCACAGGGTCTGTGTTCGTGTAGCCGTTGTAAATAATGCCGATGCCGTTGTTGACTTGGCGGACTGACGCCGAATAGTTGAGGACGCCAGTTACGACGAACCAGCCTGACGGCTTGCCAACGATCAGGTCATAGTTGCGGGGAATGCAGGCAGTGACGTCGTCTTCGGCAAAGCCGACGGTGATGTAGTTGGTCGCAGACCACGTCGCGAAATCAGCAGCGTTAGAGAAGTGGATGTTCGCTGTTGTTGACCAAGCAACCATACGGGCACCCCAGATGACGGTGCCGAACACTTGCGTATCGCCGGTCGCTGCCATGCTTGGGATCGAGATGTTCGTGGCGGACCCGACAAGTGCGCCGGTGGTGTCCAGTCGAAGTCGGATCAGCCGCCGATAATCGCCTGCGAGGTAAACGAAGAAGTCGCTGGTGTCCGGGCTGACGCTGACGGCCGTTGGCCTCAGGGTTGCGAAATCGGAGACGCTGACGACCGACAACGTGTGTCGGGTGACGACACTGCTCGCGTTGATGACATACAGGTACGCCGCCGAAGATGTTTTGGCGACGAAACAGACGCATCCGTTGATGATCGCTGGCGGTCCGAGGTTGACCCAGTTGGCGTTGACGATGTTGCCGCCCGAGGTGTCGGTGCCGGTCAAGGTGCGTTTAGTCGGCGTATACATCGGGACCAGGGTCGCGTCGTCCATTGCGACGGTGACGTTCTGGCCAGTGAACGTGTTACGGGGCTGCTTGGTGGCCGAGGCCCCGACGTAGTAGCCGCCCGTGAAGTCGTCCCATTCGACGATCTTGGTGGCCATCAGTTACTGCCAGTTGACGTACGAGTATTCGCGGGCGGTCTGGATTCGTCGGCCAGTCTTGCGGCGGACGTCGTCGCGCATCCTGTTCAGCAGGTCGTTGGACTGGTTGAGGTACACCTGGGCGCGGCCTTCGTCTTGGCGGCGGAGGGCGCAGAGGTATGCCCCGTAGGCGACGAGCCACTGCTGGAGGAATGCTGGCATGAGCGGGGTTGAGGTGTCAGCGACAAGCTCTGGCTCGCTTTTGTAGTAATACATAGTGGCGAGCACCATTTGGGTGCCGACGGGGTAGATCTTGACTTGGTTGCCGACGATCGTCCAGACGTACGGGTAGCCAAGCTGGTCGGTGTAGAGGAACTGGTTCAGGTCAACGTAGGTGACCGGGGCGTCGTTGATGACGAGTTCCTTGGCGCGGATGAAGTCGCAGGGGAGTTCTGCGGTGCCGACGTTCGCCGGGAACGCGAGCTGGGCGGATGTGAGGAGCCACGGCCAGTCGCGGGTGGTGGCGATCACGTTCAGGGCGTCTTCGATGGCCTGGTTGACGACGGTGTCGGTGATGAGGCCGTCGCCCGACGAGGGGATGGCGAGACGGTTTTTGATTTCGGTGCGTAGCTCGCCGCGATTCATGCGTCTGAGCCTACTACGGCTGTGGCGTTGTTTTCTTGTAGTGGCCCGTAGCGGTCGTCGAGTTGGCTGCTGTAGGTGGCTGCGATCTGCGGCACCAACTGCTGTATCAGCCCGTTCATTTGGCGTTGCGCCGACTGCGGGTCGATGTGTTGGAGGTAGAGGACTTTTGGGATGTGGGCTGTTTGGGTTGCGAGGGCTGTGCGGACGATGAGTTCGTAGTCGTCGGCTACTCGGAGGTTGGGGTTGTGGCCTCCGATGGCGTGGTAGGTGGATGCCCGCCATGCCCGTACATGGTTGGGGGCTGAGACGATGTGGGAGAGTGTGGTGCGGTTGACCGGCACCCGGCAGGCCCAGACTTGCAGCGCCTCGTCCCAGTAGTGGGTGCCGTGGCCGAGGCCCCAGCCGTCTGGGTAGCGGTGGCTTGTGCCGTCTGGGTAGACCTCTGCGCAGTCCGAGTAGGCGAATCCGACAGACGGGTTTGTGAAGGCTGTGGCGAGTTCTTGGAGGCAGTTTGGGGTGAGTTGGTCGTCGTGGTCGGCTTCGACGAGGATGTCTCCGAGGCCGAGGCTGAACGCCATCCGCTTGACGTAGCCGATGTTGCCACCTGAGGGGACGTGGGGGCGGAAGTAGCGAATCTTGTACCGTTCGTCGGAGCACATGCCGTAGACCTGTTGTTGGACGGCTTGGGTGGTTGAGTCGTCGTAGATGACCCATTCCCAGTCGGTGTGGGTTTGTGCTTTGAGGGAGGCCCAGAGTCGGGCGAGGGTGTCAGGCTTCGTGTTGTATGTCGGGGTGATTACCGAAATCACTCAGGTTGGCCCTCGGGCGCACCGCTTTTGGAGCCGATAGTAGAGAGCCATAGTTCGTACTCTTCATCTGTCATCGGGCGGACAACATCGTCAACCTGCACGAATGGGCGCTCAGGAATTTCTGATTCCATAAGAACACAACCTCCCTCCAGACATGGTGCCGACCCCTGTAACCAGGAGTGTCACGCTCGAATAACTTGTCGTGTCGTTGATAAACCCAGCGGTCATGCCCATCCCTGCGTTCCCCCAAGCAACATAGTTATTGCTGTTCCAAGTAGTGCGTTGCGTCAAGAACGGGTTGTAGAACGTGACATCTGCAGTTGCATTATTGGTAAAGCCGCCGCCAATCCAATCTATTTTGTCGGTGTTTTCGTTTCCAGCGGCACGGTTGGTCGTATTGGTTGCCCTCAAGATGTAGTTGATAATTTCGTAGTACCCAGAAATTGCCGAACCGAGGCGAGCGGCAATTTGCGAGTCGCCGCTGGAGGATGTCATTGTGCCACCCGAGTACACAACCCTGTAGGCATTGAAGTCAGCATTGAACGCATTGCTCAACGTCACGGAAGTGACGCCCGAGCCAACAGCGACACTATTGACCAAGACCATGCCGTCTGTTGGCCCAAGTCCAATCGTGTCGTCTTGTTTTTGGCTGAGGTAGTCCCACGCAGACCCATCCCACACCCGCAGGTAGCCCGTGTCCGTCTCGTAGATAATCTGACCCGTGTACGGGCTGGTGGGGCGGGTGGTCGAGGTGCACACCCCAGGGCGCAGGCCAGTCGCTTTGCTAGAGATACTCATGGCTAGTTCCTATACCCGTAGACACGGATGGTGCCACCGCTGAACGTCCCCGTGCTTGTGCCAAGCGTAAAACCCGTAAACGACGTGGCGTCAATTTGGACACCGTTCAACATCCCCATGTTGTTGCCAGTTTGCCCTGCCGAGCAGCAAATCATTGTCATTCCTGTTGCGAATGGGCCAATGAGTTCAATTGTCGCCATGAGCGTAGATGATTTGTAACCAACATAAGGAAAATTTGGTGCGCCGACTGAGCCAACACTTGTTGGCGTTGCACTCGCTAGGTTTGCCGAAATGTAGTCGTAACGGTAGTTCGATGTTGTCGAGCCTAGTTGCAAGGTGAAATATCCTGCGTTGGTTGAGGCGCTGCCACCTTGCACGAGAATCTTGTAGTTGTCGAAACTTGCAGAGAAGGCGTTCGACACAGCCACGGCCGTGTTTGTCGTGCCTATGGTGATTACGCCATTAGAAACGGAACCTGCTGAACCGCCCGTAAACGAAGCGGTGCAACTCGTTATGAGTTCCAGCCCGACGGGGTTTGGTGTCCCAGTTGCAAGATATTCCCATGCTGCGCCGTCCCAGACCAGCGCTCTGTCGGTGTCGGTCTCGTAGATGACCTGCCCCTCATACGGGCTGGCGGGTCGTGTCGAGGAAGTGCACACACCAGGCTTGGCGATAGCAGACGGAGCGAGGTAGTTGCTAATCGGCATTGGGGGCCTCCCACGGTTCCGGTGTGTTGCCCTCAGCAAGCCACGCTAGATACTGCTGGTAATCGGTATTCGCAGGATCCATCGGAATCCACAATACGCAACCATCAACGTCCGTCTTCTTCACCATGCGCATATCGCACAGCCCTACTTCTTGGTATCCAATCATAGTTCTGCCCTGACGCCTATATCAGTCAAAGTAAAAAATACTGCGTACCCATTGGTTGAGTACCCAGTTATGGTCGGGATAATGAAACCCATATTCGTGCTGGCCGAAGTACCCGCAATTCCGTTTACGTCAGCGAATGTTCCACCTGTCTGTAGCCACCTGACTGTGGTTGTCCCAACATTTTCTAACGTCCCTGACGCTCGCAAAGTGTTGGGAAAGACAACAGGAAATATAAGGTAATTGAACGAGCCGTTATAAATCAGGCCAGATGCGTAATGGGTTTGGAGTCTTGCGTAGTACCGCTGGCACAGTTGCAGTTCGGCACCGATAGGGCGCTGCTCAAACGGGGTCGGCTGATAGTTCTGCTCAACCTGCATACCCCAAAAGTCAAACGTATTGGACTGGATGCCAAGAGACGTCGTTCGGGTGTTGAAATCCGTCCCAGCGGAAACCCAAAACCCAATCGAGACATAGGAATTATTGTTCGTGCCTAACGTTTTCCCAGCAATCGAAGGCATTGTCGCCGTAATCGTGTACCGCTGCCACGACGTAGACAACGTGACCTTCCCAAGCGAGCCGCTAACCGCCGATGACGGCGAACCACCCGTACCGAAATCCTGGTAGTAGTCAACCGCAACGCTGGGGGTGCCAGACGCAGCCTTCGCATAAAACGAGATAGCAACCTGCTGCCCAGCCAACGAACGAACGTTCTCAATCGGTTGCGCAATCAACGTATACACACCAGAACCAGACTGGCCTGTTGTCACCAAACGAATATAGTTCTGTGGTTCCTGCCCAGATATGGCGTTGCCGACCGTGAACGTTTGCGCCGAACAGGTTGAACCACCGCTCGCTTGATGCCTCCACCTGTCGTAGGTGTAAACCAAATCCGTCGTCGTGCTAGAGAACGCCCGCTGGTTGATACGGAAATCCCCGTTGATGAGAACGTTGCGGAACCCCAACCCTGCAGGCAACAACGCCGACGAACCCAACGCAGCAGAAATACCCATCAGACTTCTTTTTCCCACCCGACAGCAGTCACCGTCACCACAGAACCAGTATCCGCATACCCGTAAAACTGCTCCGTAGCCGACATCACCAAAGCCGTATCCCAAATAATCGTGTCACCCGCAGCAATCGGCAACGCCGAAAACAGACGATTCGCAGCAGTCGCCGCCGACCCGACAGCCAAATACACGATGCGGTCCGTACCGTCCGTGTTGCAAATCGCAATCTGCTTCACAACCCACACCCTGCTCGACGGGACAGCCGAACCAACCGTAGCGTTCGAAGAGGTGAGAGCGACTGGCCCAACCAGCCGTTTTTCTGTGCGGTCACCTACAGCCATTTATGCTCCTACGTCGGTCGTGATAATTGCCGTGAACTTCGGGTCGTTCATCGGGTCGGTTGA